TGACCCGGCGGTTGCGGCGCTCGCCGGTCCAATAGGGATGCGCCTGGTGGGCGATCGACGACGGCGTCGAGAAGTAGGTGCGGCGCCAGCGCTTGTGCATCGCCATGCCGCTGGCGACCTTGTTCAACTCCTCGAAGCCGTAGGTCCAGAAGAATTCGTCGAAGTAGAAGTTGCCGTGATAGCCCTGCGCCGTGCGAGCGTTGGTGCCGAGGAATATCAGCTCGGCCGCAGGCTCATCGGCTGGCATCGTGTCCGCGGTAACCACGATCGGGTCGCCTTGCAGCTTGACCCCGACCTTGGCGGCGAACTGGATGATATAGCCGCGGAAGATGTGCGCTTGGTTCTTTGACGCCGAGAGGAAGATCTGATTGCCGCCCCCGCGCAGGGCATCGAGCAGCGCCTCGCGCGCGAAATACCACGTCGCGCCGATCTGGCGCGATTTGAGGATCATGCGAGTGCGCTGATCCTTCGCAGCCCACCAGTCCTCCTGATAGCCGAATAGCTCGTCTTCGAAGATCGTTTCGAGCTGTTCGACCTGGTCGGCGGTGAAGTGGTTCTTCTTAGCCTGTTTTTTCTCGCCGGCGTTGCGGTTGGCGACCTTATCGTTGAGGTGTCCCTCGTGCCCGCCGGGTGCCTTGTAGCGCTCGATCTTCGCGGTTGTGACGACCTGCCGCATCAGCAGGTCGATCTCCTTGTAATCCGCGCCGGTCTTGACCTCTTTCCAGATCAGGGTGTTGAGCCGGCCCTCCAGGCTGTCCTGGATCTTGTCGACGCAGGAGGCGTCATCCCAGCCGCCGCGCTGTTTCCAGCTCTCGACCGTGGCGCGAGCATACGCCTTGCCGGTCTCGTCGTTGGCATAGCCGAGCTGCGCCAGCTCCTCGGCGATCTGGGTCACGCCCCAACCGCGCCAATACAGGCTGCGCGCCATCCGCTGCGCCGTCACCGGGATCGGGAACGTCACAGCGGGCAGCGGCATGCCAGTATCGGGTGCGAGCTTGCTCATGAGGCGCAGACCTAGCCACGCCGCTGCCCCGGCCGCCCCCTGCTGATCGTGTAGAAAGCCTTTCTACACGAGCGCCGCCTTGAGAAGAGGCGCGGCTTAGGTCCCTGTTCTGGCCTTCAATGCGGCTCCGCGCCGTGTGCCAGAATTCGAACCGAGGACCGCAACGCCATGGGCACCAAGAGCCAGCTTTTCCGGGTATTCGTCGAAGGCGAGACGATCAGCGATGGTCGCAAGATCACCGCCGACATGATCGACGACTGCGTCGCGACGTTCGACCTCAAGACCTACACGCCGCGTATCAACATCGAGCATATCGCTGGCTACAGCCCCGAGCCGCCGTTCAACGGCTATGGCGACGTGATCGCGGTCGAGGCGCGCGATGACGAGTTCTCGATCGCCGGCAAGGCCGAGAAGCGCCGCGCGCTCTACGCTCAGGTCGATGCCAACGACCAGCTGGTGAAGCTCGGCAAGGCCGATCAAAAGCCGTTCCCCTCCGTTGAGCTTACGCCCAGCTACGCCGGCACCGGCAAGATCGGCCTCGTTGGCCTCGCCTTCACCGACACGCCGGCCTCGATCGGCACCGAGCGCCTGAAATTCTCCAGCCGCGCCCCCGGCACGGTGTTCGCCTACGGCAGCGAGGCTGTCGGCATGGAGTTCGACGCGGCCAGCGCCGACCCGACCGGCATCGCGGAAGCCATCGTGGCAGGCTTCTCGCGCGCCATCGCTTTGTTCAAGCCGCAGGCACCCGAGCCGAAGAAGGACGAACCGAAGGAACCGGCGAACGACAACGACGCGAAGTTCGCGACGGTTCTCGAAACGCTCGGCACCACCTTCGCCGCGGCCATCAAGCCGATCGCCGACGCACAGGTCGCGGCCGACAAGCGATTCACCGCCCTCGAAACGAGGCTGACGAAGGAAGAGGTCCCCGGCGGCTTCTCCCGCACGCCGGCAACGGGCGGCGGCAACGCGGTCCTGACCGACTGCTGATCGGCCACCCCGACCACCTCCGTCTGCCCCGCACCAACAGGAACCGCTCACCATGCAGAACAACACCCGCGTCGCATTCAGCGCGATGCTCACCCAGGTCGCCGCGATCAACAGCGTCGGTGCCGACGTCGTATCGGGTGCAAAGCAATTCTCGGTCGCACCTGTCGTCGAGCAGAAGCTGGAAGAGGTGATCCAAGCCTCGTCCGAATTCCTCGGCAAGGTCAACATCGTGACCGTCACCCAGCAGGAGGGCGCGAAGGTCGGCATGGGCGTGACGCGCCCGATCGCCAGCCGCACGCTCACCAACAGCGGCACCGGCGTCAAGCGCAAGCCGATCGACCCGACCGACACCTCGGATCGTGGCCGCTATTTTTGCGCGCAGACGAACAGCGACACCGCGATCAAGTACGGCAAGCTCGACATGTGGGCGCACAAGCCCGAGTTCCAGACGCTGTATCGCGACACCATCGCCAAGCAGCAGGGTCGCGACCGGATCATGATCGGCTGGAACGGCGTTGCACGCGCCGACACCACGGACATCGCTACCTATCCGCTGCTGCAGGACGTCAACTTCGGCTGGCTCTACAAGATCCGCTACTATGCCCCGGCGCGTCACCTGGCGGGCGGCGCCCTCGCGCCGGCCACCCGTGACGCCCAGACCGGCCGGGTGACGGTCGCCGGCAAGATCTACGTCGCGCAGGGCACGCCCGGCATCGACGTCGACTACGTCAACATCGACGCGGTCGTGTACGACGCCATCGAGCTCATGGACGAATGGCACCGCGACGACACCGACATCGTCGTGATCATCGGCCGCGACCTTGTACAGGATCGCTTCCTCAACGTCATCAACGCGGCTGGCGACAAGGCGACCGAGATCGAGGCGCGCAACCGCATCCTGACGCTGCCGAAGCAGATCGGCGGCAAGACCGCGATCATGGTGCCGTTCTTCCCGGCCAACGCCCTCCTGATCACCAAGCTCGATAACCTGTCGATCTATGTCCAGGCCGGCACCCGTCGCCGCACGATCAAGGAAGAGCCGGAGTTCGACCAGGTCGCTGACTATCAGTCGGTGAATGAGAGCTACGTGGTCGAAGACTACGGCTGCACCGCGCTCGTCGAGAACATCGTCCAGGGCAAGAAGCCGGCCTGATCGGCCGCTTCCGCCCCATCCCCGTAGCCCGCCCCCCACAGGAAACGCCATGAGCCTTGCTCGCCAAAATCGGGACCATGTGTTGTCCCTCATCAGCGCGTCCGCTTCCGCCGAGGGGGGCGGGTTCACCCCCGACCGCAGTCATAAAGACGAAGGTCCATACACGCCCGCAGCGACGGTCGCCGCGCAGCAGATCATGATGCGCCTGACGCACGATCTGCGGCAGCTCAAGGAAACCAAGGCGATCGACCGCAAGATCGCGGCCAAGCGCCTGATGCTGCCCGAATACGACCCGTGGGTCGAAGGTCAGCTTGCCGCCGGCCGCGCGAGCGAAGCGCGCGAGCTGGCGCTCACCGGCGCCGACGACGTGCTGCCGACCATGATGGTCTGGGCGATCGACACCGCTAACTGGCCGCGTGCCCTCGAACTCGCCGAGCATGTGCTTCGCTTCAACGTCGCGCTGCCGGCGCGCTATGAACGCGACGCTCCCACGCTAATCGTCGAAGAGGTCGCCGAGGCAGCGTTCAAGTTGCAGAACAAGGGTGGGCGCTTCCCCCTCGACGTGCTGGAGCGGGTCGAGGAACTCACCGCGGGCATCGACATGCACGATCAGCCGCGCGCCAAGCTGGCGAAGGCGATCGGCGTTGAGCTGGTCGCCGCGGCGGACGCCACCGAGTCCGGCCCCCTCGGCGCGACCATCCTGTCGATGCGAGCCCTCGAAAAGCTGCGCACGGCGCAGCACCTGAACGACCGCATCGGCGTGAAGGGACAGATTACCCGGCTGGAGAAGGCACTTGGTGCCCCGGCCGCGGCACCCGAACAGGCCGGCACCCCGCCGGCCGCATAACTCGCCCCCCGGCGCTCGGGGGCGGATCGCGCGAGACGGGAGGGCCTTCGGGCTGAGGGCCGTCGATCGCCCCGATCCCCACCTCCGAAAACCGGGCGGGCGATCATCAGGACAACCACGTTGCTCGCCACGATCTTCTACATCATGTCGGCGCTGGCCGGCCTCGCCGCACTCGGCGTCGGCATTGTCGCTGTCCTGCTAGGTGCCCTGGCGATGGTCCTCGCGGGGCCGAATAGTGCGCCGATTGAGCTGCCCGTTCGCCCGACCGGTCTCGCAGCGGCGCTGCTGGGCATCCTCATCTTCATTGCGGCCGTCAACTACCTCGCCTCGGTGGCGATGGCGGTATGAGCACGATTGCCCTGCCGATCGTGAACAACGGCCCCGCGCCGGCGGCCGAGCCGGTCATCACCAACGACGGCTTTTTCCCCGACATCGATCCTGCGCTGTTCGCGAGCGAAATGCGCGTGCGGGACGGCGTTACGCCTGCGCGTCGTCGGCGCGCGCTGATCGACGCCATCATCACAGTAGGCAACCAGTTGGCCAGCTGGCGCGAAGAGCGCGTGCTCGGCGGGATCCCGACGCTCGACGCGGTCGCGTCGCCGAAGATCGACGGCGAGAGCCGCTACGTCCAGCTCTACCGCACCGCCGTTTTCAGCGAGGCCAAGGCCAAGCTGGTCGAAAAGTATCGCGACACGGACATCACCAAGGCAGGCAAGGCGGAGGTCGAGGATCTGGATCCGGCCATCGGCGAGCTGCGCCGCGATTCCATCCATGCGATCCGCGACATCCTCGGCACGACCCGCACCGCGATCGAGCTGATCTGATGCCGGATATCATCCGCTCCCGCCAGGGCGACACGCTCGATGGCCTGATCTGGCGCGAACGGGGCCTTGCCATTGAGGATTGCGGTGCCGTGCTCGCCGCCAATCCGGGCCTCGATGCAGCAGGTGCCACCCTCCCGACCGGCACGCCGGTCACCATACCCGCCATCGCGGCGCCGGCATTGCCGGTGCGCGACGTCGTGCAGCTTTGGGATTGACCATGGACAAGCTCCTGCATGAGGTCGCCGACTCGATCCTCGCCTTCCTGATCAGCCTGATGCCCTCCGCGCTTGGTGCCACGGTCAGCATGATGGTCGATGACGGCATCACCTGGTCGAAGATGCTGGCTCGCCTCTGGGTCGGCATCATCGCGAGCTATTTCATCGGCCGCGCGCTCGACGCGATCCTCGCCCTGCATCCCTTCGTCACCCAGGCGATCAGCTTTCTCATCGGCATGGTCGCCTACAAATCGGCGCCCGGCTTTATTGCCGCCTGTTCGGCCGTGCTCGCCGAACTGCCCGGCCAGATCCGCGACCGCGCCCTTGCCCTCTTCCCGAAGAAGGACAGCAACTGATGCCCGGACATGGCACCCCTGCGCCCGCGACCAGGCGCAAGACCCTCATCGGCGTTGTCGGCGTCGCGACCGCCGCGATTGTGGCGCCGTTCGTCGCCAGCTGGGAATCCGGCGGCAAGCCGCGGCTCGTCGCGTACCAGGGCAAGCACGATCCGGCCGACGTCTGGACGATCTGTAACGGCGAGACGCTCGGCGTGAAGCCGGGCATGCGCGAGACGCTTGCGGGCTGCGCCGCTCGCGACGAGGCCGCGCTGATCCGGCACGCCGAGCCGGTGCTTGCCTGCACGCCCGCTCTCCGCGGCCACCCCAACCAGCTCTCCGCAGCCATCAGCCTCGCCTACAACATCGGCACCGGCGGATATTGCCGCTCGTCGGTCGATCGTCGGTTCGACGCCGGGCAGTGGCGTGCCGCATGCGATGCCTTCCTGATGTGGA